CCCCCCCCCCAGCCCCCTCCCTCGGCGGCGCAGCCGCATTGGAGCGGCGCTGCGCGCCCGAAGGAGGGGGAGAGCCTCGCCGTCGAATGAATTCGCGGCTAATGGTTAAAAAGTCGGCCTGCGCCGACTCCAGATGTCGAGATGCAGTTACGGCTTATCCGTAGCAGCGTCGTCTACTGGAGCCCGCACCGACGAAGCGGAGCTTCGCTCGCGGAGCTTCGCTCGCGGAGGCGGGCTTGAATCACGGAAGCCGGGGTTTCAACCCACGGCGGCGATGGGCGGGGGTGGGTGCCTCAACCCTGGGTGCATCCCCTACCGCCCGTACACCTTTCCGAGCGTCGCCGCGTCGCGGTCGCTCACCCTCTCCCCGCCGCTGATCGTCGCCCCCATCAAATCGGCCTCAACCGGGCTGTGCCCTTCCCCCATGAGCACGTGCCCCAGCTCATGCCCCGCCACCGGCCGCCTCCCACTCCCGCGCCGCCTCCTCGATAGGCCGCGCCCACTCCTGCCTCCCGCCGAGGTCCAGCGCCACCACGAGGCGCCGATCCGGGGGCAGCAGCACCGGCCGCGCCGGCTTCAGGAAGGCGGAATAATCCCCGGAATAATTTCCGCCACGTCCGCCCCCGCAGCCGATCAGCAGGGCGACGCCCAGGCCGCACGTGAGCCCGGCGCAGAGAAGTAGTCGCGTCAGGTTCGAGAACCCGGTTGTGTCACAAAAAGCACCATTTCGCGCGATTTGCGCGCCATCGTCGTTCTGGTGGTACGATATCGGCATCCAGATACCTTTCTGCGGCGCGAGACAGAGGGCAGGAGCGGGCGCAATGCTGATCGAATTCACAGTGGGGAACTTCCGGTCGTTCCGGGAAAAGGCGACGCTGAGCCTGGTGGCCGCAGCCGACCGGAAGGGTGGGGGCGAGAAGAGCCCGGCCGACCTTATCGAGACCGGGGATAAAGACCTGCGGCTGGTGCCTGCCGCCGTTCTCTACGGGGCGAACGCCAGCGGAAAGAGCAACCTTATCCGGGCGGTCAGCTTCATGCGGCGCTTCGTCATTGGTTCGGTGAGGGAGCAAGACTCGATCGGGGCCGAGCCGTTCCTGTTCGACACTAGCACGCGGAACGAACCCTCTCACTTCGAGGTGGTGTTCCTTCTGGACGGTGAGCAGTATCGCTATGGCTTTGAGGTGTCGCACGACGCAGTGACACGCGAATGGCTCTACGTCCTGCCTACGATCCGGGAGATCGAGCTTTTCTACCGCGAGAGTCAGACGATCGCGCGGCACACGCGCCGTTTTCGCGAAGGCAAAGGTCTGGAGGAGCGAACCCGCCCGAACGCCCTGTACCTGTCGGTATGCGCGCAGTTCAACGGTGAGGTTGCTACCCGTGTGTTGCGCTGGTTCCGGTCGCTTTTGCATATGAATCATGAGCGCTCCCAACTGCTGACCAGCAGACGAATTGGCCAATGGTTTCAAAGTGCGACTTCCGCGCTGCAACGCGACATAGAACAGTTCGTTCAAAAACTTGATGTTTCCATTGCGTCCATTTCAGTTGTAGAAACAACTCGGCAACTCCGTAGGAGCGACGGCACTATGCGCGAGATAACCGTACCTGTGTTACATAGTCACCATGAGGTTCGGGATGCTGAAGGGCGCATAGTGGACCGGAAAGACTTCCCAATCGAGGACATCGAGTCTGAAGGCACACAGAAACTCATCTATCTGTCTGCGCCACTGTTCAATGTGCTGGAACACGGGCAAACGCTGCTTGTAGACGAACTCGACGCCCAACTTCACCCGAATATGACTTGCGCTATCGTCCAGCTTTTCCAGTCGAAGCGCACCAACCCGCACGGCGCGCAGCTCGTCTTTGCCACCCACGACTCCAACCTCCTGGACCCCAAACTCTTCCGCCGCGACCAGATCTGGTTCACTGAAAAGGACCGCGCCGCCGGGACGCGCCTGTACTCCCTGGCCGAGTTCCGCCGCACCGACAACGAGAAAGTGCGCCCCGACGCCGCGTTCGAGCGTGACTACCTCACCGGGCGCTACGGCGCCGTGCCATACCTGGGCGACCTATCGGCCGTGGTGGAGCGCCTTTTGAACGAGAGCGACGGCACCGACGAAGCGCCCCGGGTCGACCATGCCGCCGCCGCGCGATAGGGGCGGGAGCGCGTCCCGTGCAGGGCGCGGCGGGAAGCGCACCTCTCGGAGCCGCGTCACGGAAACGCGCGATCCTCTGCCGCGCGTCCTCATCGTCTGCGAGGGCGAGAAGACCGAGCCGAATTACTTCCGCGCGTTCCGCCTCACCAGCGTCGATGTCGTCGTCCACGGCGCGGGGAGCGAGACCCTGCGCGTGGTCGAGGAGGCCGAGCGCATCGACGCCGCCGAAGGGCCGTTCGACGCGGTATGGTGCGTCTTCGACCGGGACGACAACCCGGCCGCTCACTTCAACGAAGCCATTCGCCGGGCGTCTCGCCCTCGCTATCACGCCGCCTGGTCGAACGAAGCCTTCGAACTCTGGTACGTCCTGCACTTCGAATATCTCCAGGCGGCCGTCGCCCGGTCCCGGTACTTCGACCGCCTCACCGCGCACCTCGGCCGCACCTACGCCAAGAACGACCCGGGTCTGTACGCCGTTCTCCAGACGCGTGAGGACACCGCCGTCCGCAACGCCGACAAACTGCTCGCCACCCACGCCGAGGGTGCTACCCCGAGCGCTTGCTGCCCCGCCACCACCGTCCACCACCTCGTTCGCTACCTCCGCAACGCCGCCCGCGCCGCCGGTCGTACCCCGTGACCTGCCGAGGCTCACGGCGGCGCATCCTTCGCCAGATACAGCCGGGTGTACAGCACCTCGCCCCCCAGCCGCAGCTTGAAGATCTTCCGCACCTCGTAATCAACCGTGCTGGCTCCGGTGCCCTCATCCGTCACATCCGGCAGCGCTACCGTATCCCCCGCCACCGGCCCGCCGTTGCTCGTGGTGAAGTCCCCGGCAATCACCAATTGGAAGCTCGGCCGGTCCCAGGAGGAGGCATCCGACGCCAGGAACCAGCCGTACAGCGTCCCGTAAGGCGCCACCGAGAGCAGCCCTTTCGTGCTGTAGGTGAAGCCGCTGCGCTTGTAGGAGTACTCGTTCCCGTACTTCTCGATGGCGGCCGTCAGCTTGTTGACCAGGGCGTTAATGCTCGCCATCGCCGCCGCCCCCTTCCCCCTGCCGGTGGTCCTGCTGCTGCCTCGCCTCCCGGGCCGCCACGTCACGCGAGCGTGACAGCACGTCACGCGAGCGTGACAGCGCGGCTGCCCTGTCCGCGGCCGTCCCCTCCGGCACCCCCAGCCAGGAGCGCAGCCAGCTTTCCGAGGGCGCCACTACGCTCCCATCAAGAAGCAGCTTCACCAGCTCACGCCGGCCGGCCAGCTCCGCGGCGCTCAGGTTCGGGAACTTCACCACCGGGCAGGGAGCGTTCGGCCCCGCCCACATCGTGCAGATCGTCCGCGCCACCTGCCCCGTCAGCAGGCATTCGGCCAGGTCCGAGCGAAGGGCCTGTATCCAGTCCTGCGCGACGTCGGCATGCACCGTCCCCAGGGCGTGCGAGCCGGCCGCACCGGTCGACGTGAGCTCCCCGCCCAGAATCGCCCGGGCAATCTGCCGGTCGAAGTACTCCGTTGCCGTCACGTAGGCCCGGGCCGGCTCGACCCGGCCCGCATCGAGCGCCGGGTTAATGACCACGCCCTCCGGCACGGCCAACGCGGTTTCAGATTGGATCTTCCCGAGGCTCGCCGTCAGGCTGTCCATTTCGGCTTGCGTCCAGTGGCCCGGGACCGTCGCGATGATCGAGGGGACGCCCCACTTGTCCAGGCCGACGAGCCACATCCGCAGCGTCTCGTCTTTCAGGGCGTAGGGGCGATAGGCGGCAACGAGATCGCTTTCCCCGTAGGGGTTGCCGTACCGGCTCTGGTACGAGTACACAGCGAAGCGCTCGCGCGGCCACGTGGCCCCGGCGTCCAGCACCTCCAGGCCCACCACATCGCCCGTCTCGCCGACGACGAACCCGAACCGGCGCGGGTCGTGCCAGCGCACGGCCGACAGCAACCCCTCAGCGGTCCAGAGGTATTCACCGGCGGCGAAGCCCATCGCCAGCGCATCGAGGGCGCCCGTCACCAGGCCCGCCCAGCCGCCCGGGATACTATCCACCTGCTCTTCGACCAGGGCGGCGAGGCGCTTCCCCTCCGCGGAGTCCTGGCCGGGGTGAACCTCTACCGATTCGCTCAGGACCGCCAGGCGCTTCGTGGTCAGGCACGCGCGCACCTGCGGGTCGCGCTCCATCCGGCGGAAGGTGTCTAGTCCGCCCGGTGGATAGTCCGCCCCTCCCGGCGCCTCGAAAGCCGTGCGAGTGACGCGCCCGCCTGCCGTCCGGGAGCGAAGTGGTACACGCTCTGAAGCAGCCGCCACAGGAGCCGTCCCTGCCAGCGACGAAGCGAGCGCCGCCAGGCTCCCAGCGGCCCACCCGCGCACACTTCGTGTGCTCTCGCGGAATCGAGAACCATACCCGACCATGAGAACTTCGCCTCCCCTCCTGCGCTGACGCGCCGACCGCCCGCACTCACGCGCACCGCACTCCCGCCCGCCTTCACGAGCCAGGGCGCCGCCGCGCGCACGGCCAGCGCCAGAGAACACACCGCGTCGTCGTGGCCCTTCGCGGCTTGCAGCTTTTCGCGGCCGCCCGGGTTCGTCGCCGGAATCGCCTCGAAGTTCCGAAGCTCCGAGAGCAAGACCGGGTGCGCCGGGAACTTCAAGCGCCGCTGAGACAGCGCGATCGCCAGCCCGTCAATCAGCGGCGCCTTCGATGCCGCCGTGAAGATGAACGGTTCCACCGCGCAGCCCACCCGCGCCGCGGCCAGGGCCGATACCAGCTGCTCCGCTACGACGTCCCCGATTCCCGTAGCATCGGGAACGCAGATCGAGCAGCCCCAGTGCTTCAGCACCCGAACAATCTCCCCGACCTGCGCTTCCCAGGGAAGGCCAATCAGGCGGACCCACCCGACCAACCGGGCCGAGAGCGGCCCCACCTCCAGCACGCTGATAACCGTGTAATCGCCCCGGCGGCCGAAGTCCACGCCCGCCACGTACTTACGGCCCCACAGCGGCAGCAGCCCGTAATCGTCGTCACACAGGGCCGCTTCTATGTCCGCATCCGGGAACACCGCGCCCGCCGCTTCGACAAATTCGGCCAGAAACTCCGCGCGGAAGCGGCTCGGGGCCATTTCTTCCGCCATTTCGGCCAAATACTCTTTGTCTACGAGCGGATTTTGTGAACTTGGGAGCCTTACCGACCGGTAACGGCGGTATTGGCGCTCGCCCTTCTCGTAATCCTCGTAGAATCCGCCCCGTTTGCCGTTCGGGCTGCTGATTTCCACCAACTGCCCGCCGCCTTTGACCGTGGCGAGCATCGGTTTTACAGCGGCCTCTACCGCTTCATCGCTGACGAACGCGCGTTCATCGACAATGACCCGGAAGCGCTTTAGCTTCCGGGTGGTGCCCCGCCCGCGCAGGTTTCGGCCGTTGCGTCCCGCGGCGCGGACCCAGAACACCATTTGACCGGTGGACTTGCGCCTGATCTGCGGGAAAGGCGCCCGCTTAATCTCCAGATCAGCCAGGTGAGGAAAGCGAATCTGTAAATCCGGGTCCTCTTGCGCCTTCTCTTGCGCCTCCGTGATCTTCTCTTCGACACTGTCAAAGAGCCCTTCGGCCTGGTCGCGGGTCGGCGCCACGCCCATTTGCCCGAGGTCCGGTTCGGTCAGAATCCGGCTGGCCACGTCCATCCCGAGGCATTCCGTCTTCCCCCAGCGCCGGCCGCACGCAGCCACTAAGACGCCCGGTTCCGAACCATCGGGCAAGCGGAGCCCCAGAAACGCCCGCTGCCCCTCGTGCGGGTGCCAGTCCCAGAGCCGCGCCGCGAGTTCGAGGCGTTCGTCTAGGGTTGCTGTCGCCATCCGTCTCCCCCCACCAGACCGGCCACGACGGCCACACCTACCCGATTTCCTCAAGCACCGCGCCCGAGGCGAGCAGCCCGGCCTCCAGCGCGTCGAAGTCGATAAACTCCGAGAACACCGAGGGGAGCACATCGCTTTCCCGCGTGGTCGAGAGGTACGCCCCCACCCCGCGGCAGTTCGGGCACGCGGCCGGCGCGGGCGGCTCCGGCTCCGGCGGCGCTTCCGGGTCTTCCGGGTCTTCCGGGGCGCCGGCTTCCTGGTCCTCCTGGTAATCGGCCAGGGCGTCGGGATACGCCTGGTTCACGTTCGCCGCGTTCACCTGCCCGGTGCTCTGGCAGTGGGGGCAGGGCAGAACCAGATAGTCAGCCTCCACGGGGTTAATCCTCGCTCCCGGCGTTCCGGGAGCCCTCGGAACGGCCGAACATACGGTCTTGCCGCGCCCGGCTGGCGCTGCTCTCCTCGCTGGGGGTGATGGAATGCCGCGCCGCCTCCCCAACCCCGCTCAGCCCGAGAGCGGCCCGGGCTTCGGCCTGTGTCATCAGCCCCGCCCCCCGCGCCGCGGCCAGGGAGCGCCGGGTCACGGCTTCGGCCTGCTCTTGCAGCAGCGTCCGCTCATCGGCGACCCTGCCCACCCGCGCCGTCACCAGGTCCTCTTCGGCGCCGAGCTTGGCGGTAGCGGCTGCCAGCCGCAGCGCCTCCGCCTCCAGCCGCAGCGCCTCGGCCTCCAGGCGCGCGGTTTCGGCCGCGATCCGCGCCTGATCCGCCGCCACCCGCAGCGTCTCCGCTTCCACCCGCAGCGCCTCCGCCTCGATCTTCGTGATTTCGGCGGTGATCTTGTCGATTTGGGCGGCGGTCAGCTGCTCCCCGGTTGCCGCCCCGATGCGGTACGGGGCCAGCGCCGCGTCCGCTTCCGCCCGCAGCTGCGGCCCGTGATCCGGTTCGGCCGAGAGCAGCAGCCCCGCCCCCTGGAACGCCGCCGCTGCCCCCTCCTCGCGCCGGCGCAGGCTCAGGACGTCCGCGGCGATGAGCTTGCCGATGTTCAGAACCAGCAGCGGAATCACCGCGCTGTCCACCAGGTGCTCAGGCTGGATGCTGGCTTCGTAGCCCGGCTGGAGCGTCAGGCCAAAATCCACGTCGTCGCTGTGCTGGGTGTCGCCCAGGTCCAGACGCGCCAGGCCGGCGATGAGCGATGCACTGATAGAAAGGGCCACGGTGTTACCTCGTCACCTCACGTCACCTCGTCACCCCGTCCTGAAAAAGCGGCCCCCGGCACGCGGCGGGGGCCAGAGTCTCGGCAATGGTAAGAATCGGGAAGAATCGGGAAGAATCGGGAAGAATCGGGTGCCGTCTCTCCGGCTGCCACGCACTGACGACGAGCGGGACCACGGCAAGGGACAACCAACGAAGCCGCTCCCCTCCCTGGACCGGGGGCGGGCCGGCGTTCACCCTGTCACGGCGGAGCCGTGACTTCGCCCCCCTGTGAGAATCCCGGTTACGAGGCGTCTCCGGTCGAGCAGTAGGCATATTGCCAGAGACCGAACCCGGCGTTGTCCCTCGACCGCACGCCATACAGGAATTCATCGCGCATGAAGCCGCTTTCGCTGTTCTCGGTGAGCTCGCTCAGTTCGGCCGCCACCCGCTGCTGCACGATGAAGGGCTTAACCGCGTGGGTGCAGTCCAGCACGTGCCATTCGCTCGAGGAGGCCAGCCGCGCACTCACCACCACCTTCAGGCGGCCGTGCAGCGCGTTGACCCGGTTCTGGCCCCCGCTCGAATCCGGATTCAGCGCGCTGTTGAGCACCTCCAGCGCCGTAAACTCCAACTCCGGCGGAACCAGCAGATGCGAGGGGCGCACGTTCATCGGCTCGCCCGTGCTCGGCGTCACCTGCCGCTGCATCGCCGCCAGGACCGTTTTCAGGGCCGAAGCGGAGAACGGCAGGTCGGTCAGATTGTCCCCGCCGCCGGGGTGGCTGTTGCCGTAGAAGGGCGTCCCGTCGTAGCAGTTAGCGCTCCCGCCGGACGCGATCAGGTTAAAGAGCAGTTCGTCATAGTGCGCGCTGGCGGCCTCGGCCAGGCCCATCACCCGCGCCCGCAGCTGGCCGGTCTGCTCGTCCTCCAGGGCCTCGCGCTTGACCCCGATGGTCGCTTCCCACGTTTTGTTCCGGATCGTAAAGCCGTACTCTTTAAGCGCCTTGATCGTGCGCTCGTCCAGGAACTCGCGCATGGTCGGAATCTCCCCGATCCACGCATACGGCTCCTCGCTCTGCGTGCTGGGCATGACGGTGGCGAGTTCGCGCCACACCCCGGCCTGACTCGCGAACGCTTCGTCATAGACGCTGCGCACGGTCGCGTTGAGCGCCCGCACGAAGTCTGCTGTTACCGTGATCCCCATAGCTTACGCTGCCCCTCCTGCTGCCCGGTCGATGCGGACCCAGGCCACCCCCGCGGCCTTGAGGCCCACCACGTGCCCGCAAAGGACGTCATTGGTGGTGGTCGCCGCGGCCGCCACCGTGTTATCGTCCACGATGTAGCACTTCGTCCCGATGCTCGCCTGATTCAGGGTGCCACTGTAGGCGAAGGCATAGACGCCGGTCGTGCGTACCCGAATCGAGATAGCGCCATCGGCGCCGGCGGCGTTGTCGGCCGTCTCGTCCGCCACGCCCATAAAGACCCCGCCGCTCGTGTCCGCGCCTTCCACGGCGTAGCCGGCGCTGTTGAGCATCACGAGCGCGCCCTTGTAGATCGTGTCGCCGTCGTCCACCAGGAGGGTGATTAGCTTCCCCTCCTTCATGTCCCGATCGGCAGCCGCCGTGAGTGCCGCCATTACCGTCCCCCTCCTGCGGCCAGTTGGGCCGCGATCGTGTCCGGGT